GGTCGGTGTTAACAGTGTGGAGGCAATTAAATACCTCTTCCCTGATAAGACTGAAGCAGAACGTGCCGAAATGTTGAAAGGCTTTCCATTCAGAATGGTTGGTCAAACACAGTCGGCAATGCAGCAATTCCTGGTATTATTAAATCAGATGTTGCAGTCTCCGCATCCTCTTGCGCCTGATCAACCTTTAGCGGCTGATCCTAGACTGAATATCACACCGCTCCTTTACAGGACGTTTGATCACCTTGCGGAAGAACTAACTTACTCGGGTAGCTATGAGCCAGCAGATCCAAGCTTCGACCCCGAGCCCGGTCTCCCCGGCGGCAGCCCCGGCGGTATCCAGCGACCAGGGCTCGACAACCGCCTACCCGCAATGGGTGGCACAAGGAGCTACCCCGGCGGTAGCTTCGGTTCCTACAGCCCAAGCGCCACAGCAGGTGGCACCGGCTTTGGACCCTTCTATCAGCAACCTGTCCAACCCGTCAACGTCGCAATCCTCCCCGAGCAACCCGTGGGAAGCAGCGATGGGTTCCCTGGAGCGGGTGATCAGCAACCTGCCTTCGCAGTCCCTCAGCCAGGCAGCACAGTCACTACAGACCCAGGCTCCGCAGCAGGTTACAACACCTCTGAGTCAGCCTTCACAGGCCCAGCCTTGGGCTTACCAGGAACAGCAGGTTCAGCAGACCTCGCCTACCAACGCCTCACAGACCCAAACTTCCTCGCAGGCTTCTACGGCCAGCAACAGCGAACTCAGCGCGGCAAGCGTCGAGGTCGTTAAAAACTTCGGCCTCGAGGCACCTGGCATTCTGAATGCTTACGCGTGCCAACTGGAGGACATGCTTCTTCAGCAGGCTGCGAAAACTGACGCTGTCGCCCAGCGTGCAGGTGGTATGGAGCAAATCCTGACCAACCCTGATTATCTGGCCGATTACACCGACCGCTTCTTCACCGAAGTTGTCCCCGTGGACATCGACAACGACGTTCCTGCTCAGGCTCCTCAGCAGTACCAGCAGAACTACGACATGCCTGCTCCTCCGGCAGCCACCGCTGGTCAGCAGCAAGCCGTTCAACCTCAGCAACAGTGGGATGCTTTTGGTGACGCTATGAGCCGTTCCCCTGAGAACGCTTGGCGCATGCTCGCTCAGATGAGTCCCGACGCTCTGCGTTCAAAACTCCTCTTTATGGAACCTTCCTGATAAGATTCTCATAAGGTGTACCAATCCTCTCCTTCGGGAGGGGATTTTTTATGCTAATTTTTAGAAAAAGGATGTAATTATGAGAGCTTTAGGGGACAAACGGCCTGATGAAAAGGCGAATACTAATAAAAAACAGCGTGTGGGAATGTCACCAGGGCCAAGAGCTCAGCCTGCCGCATCAAATCCCCCTGCTCCAGAGAGTTTTGACGAAAGTGTCGCGCTTTAAGACTCTTTTTCCTCTTTTTTAGAGGTAATTTTGTGAATCGCGACCACTTCAGCAGCGTTTAGGAGTTTTATACCGGCATAACCGCCGATAAAGGCCACGGCTACCGATTCTTCTTTGCTTAATTGCATTCTTTCGGCCACCGCCGGGCTAACAAACGTGGCTAACAGCCAACCGACGGTCATTGCACGCAAAAAGTGCCTCAAAAAGTACTTTTTATCGCGTGGATGCACAAGAGATTCTGTCACGGTGCCCGCAATCGAACTACCAGCAAGCTCGGCATCTACTGCCAAGATTGAGACTAATTTTTCGATCATTAGTCTCAAAATCTAAAGCCTATATGCATAATAAATCGGCTTAGAGTGTAAGAAAAGCAAAGAAAGATGACTTTTGCACCTCTTTCAAACTGGCGATACGATAAATCCTTATATCACAACATTCAATCAGGCCCACAAAGGACAGGGTCTGCTTTAAATCTCACGGACACTTATATACTCACCTCGAGTGGGTACGTGTATGCGTCGGGTCAACAACAAACATATGTTGCTTTATCAACTCCCGGTGCTGATTACGGAACAGTAACTCCAGGGCCTCCTCAGTCATTTGCTGCTGATGTAGGGCTTGCGACTGAGACTTACCCAGAAACAAAGACTTTTGAAGTCACTGTGGTCAGTGACGGCGGTAATAAATTTGCTTTAGATAATGTTTCGCAAAAAAGTCTGACTCTTTATCAAGGAAGTACTTACATATTCGATTTATCATCTACAACCACTTCTGCTCACCCTTTCCGATTGAGTAAAACTCAAGATGGAACTCATGCTTTAGGTGTAGCGTTTACGGACGGCGTGACCACCTCCGGAACTCAAGGTGACCCAGGCGCGTATCTGCAAATTGTCGTGCCGTCTGGTTTAACGGCTGCGTTATTTCCTTTTTGCACCGTTCACCCCGGTATGGGAGGAACTGCTACGTATTCGATAAGTGGTCCCCCTGTTAATCGACCAATTTTCAACAGCACAAACTGGCGTCATGTACCGCCTGCAATTTCGGGTTATTGGACAAACTACGAAAATACTTATCCCCACGCTTCGGGATTACTGACTGTTTACGACGGTTATAGAAGACAGGCTTCGATTTCTACAGCTAACTCGACTGTACAAACGGCGTTTGGCCCAGAACCAGGATTAAAAGATCGAGGACCTTTTATTTATTACGGGAATAACGTTCCTGATCAACAGCAATATTTACCTTTTGAAACTGGAGGCACTGCGCCAGAGGGCGGAAGCACTGGTGGCGGCATGTCATATCCACTGGCTCAATATCCTACGTTGATTCGTACAACTTCAAGCGGAACTGCCTCAAGAGCAGAGTGGCAGTATTATCCTCCGTCTTATTGTGAGTCTCGTGTTGAGTCTGTGCGCTCTCAAGCACTACCTGGCGATACCGCTGACGGTAAAAATGTAGTTATTCGAAGTTCATATCGCGGTAAATCATCCAGGTATGTTCCTAACTACGGCAGCACTTATGGTGTACCCGGCGAAGGTATTCGTGGCATGATCCGCACCTTCAGCCCTGGAGTAAATAGTTCGAATCAAAAAAATCAATAACGCTAAAAATAAGACAGCAGCTATGTAGATATAACTGCTTAAACGCTAAGATTAATTTGTAGTTTCTTGCGGACACTATCGATGTTTATCGATAATGATTTTCCCAAGATTCTTGGTGCCGAACTCTACCGTCCGCACCCTGCTTACATCGTTGAGATGGCTGCCGAGCCGGTGGTCGTTCACGACTTTTCTAAGCAGCCCGGTCAGACGGTTCAGTTAGATCGTTACCGCTTCTTCGGTAACCCTGGCTCTAAGGAATCTCGGGAGCGCACTGCTGAGCAGACCATCGGTACTGCTAACAGCCGTAATATTGTGAAGGACAAGGTCCTTGTGACCTTGAAAGAGTACACGGGACCTGCAGATCCGGGTGATCCGACCTCTCCTTCAACCTTCAAAATTGCACGGGAAACCCTTATCACCGCGCAGCGTCTGCTGCTCGATACGGGCAACCTGACCACCTTCCACCAGTCAATCGGTTCTCTAACTCTGTTAGACGACTACCGCCGCTGGCGCGATCGGGTGTTCATTAACGAACTCCTGAAAGCTGTTTCTAAGGGTCAGTCTTCCGATTCCCAGGGCGGTTACTACTTCCCCGGCGATCTGGCTACTGGCGCTCTTACTTACACCAACGCCGAGCAAGCTAAGTTCGACGTTAAGGACGACCTCCTGCGTGTGGTCAAGTCCCTGCGTAAGCGCAACACCCCGACCTACCAGGACGGTTTCTATCGTTGCGTTTGTGACCCCACTTTCTTGATGCACCTGCGTCAGAACAGTGACTTCCGTGAGGTGGCTCGCTACCCCGGTAATGGTCAAATCAACCCGCTGATGTCGGCTATGCAGCCGAACGCCAGCATCTACATGGGTCAAGGTTTCGGTCAGGCAACTTTCGTTGCTGGCGAGCCTATTATGCCCACGGGCTTCGTTTTTGAGGGCGTGCGATTCTTCGAATCCACCAACATGCCCACTCAGACGCAGAACGCAACTATTGCCGGTGCAGCCGCTGATTACAACGCTGCGATCGGTATGTTCTTCGGTCCTCAGTCTGTTGGCGTCGGCATCGGCGGCAACAACGCTCAGGTTCTCCTGAACAACAATGATGACTTCTCACGATTCATCATGATGATCTGGAGCCTGTACGCTGGTTTCGAACTGCTCAACGCAGACTTCGTGACCGTTGGTTACTCTTTCGACGCTTGAGGAGGTAACTAACAATGGCTATTAACGCAAACCAGCTCCACGTTGCCAAGATCTATCCTGGTAACTACACCAACGTTCTTCGTTATTGGCACGAAGAAAAATCCGTTGCTTTCCAGAACGCTAACGGTGTCGACTCCACCTTCACCAACCAGCCGGTTGGCGGTCCTGTCGGCGTTGTGTTCCAGCCTGGCTGGATCGCACAACAGGCTGTTGGTTATGTCGACCTGAGCTATCAGGCTCTCGGCACCAACAATCAGCTGAGCTACTACACCAAGCCTTACGGCTCTGGTCAGAACTCCGCTGAGCAGCCTTTCCTGAACGGCGACGTCATCGTTCCTTCTCCCGACTTCCATAAGGATGTCCGGGCTGATATCACCGATGGCATCAAAGTCCCTGCTACCGCTTACGTTTATCGCGCTTCCCTGCGCCTGAGCGGCGGCGACATCGTGAGCAGCGGCGTCGCAGGTGCTGACTCCACTCCTGAACTGACCCTTGTCCCTGCTGTGGGCGTTGGTCTGAAGGATGACGGCACTGTCGTTTCCGGTCAGTTCGGTGCTTCCATCACTGGTGCTAACAGCGCCATTGCTAACGGCAGCACCGGTTCCACCAACATCTTCGATTCCAGCAGCTGGGCTGCTCTCGGATCTGAGACTCAGTGGAAACTGTTCACCACGACTGACCTGGGCGGCGCTGCCGGTTCTGGTCTGGCTCAAGGCTCTGGTGTCTATGACCCCCGTGCCGCAGCCAACAAACTGTCTGGTGATGACAAGGCTCTCGCTATCTGCGAAGTCTGCTGGATCATTCCCGACGAGCCCCCCGAGCGTGCCGACCTGGCACTGCAGCCCGACGGCATCGTCGAGTCCTCCACTTACACCAGCACTTCTCCTGCCTGATAAAATCAGAAGGCAACGTGTAAGACCTCTCCTTCGGGAGGGGTCTTTTTTTATGTTTTAAGGACTGAAGGTATACAAATAACGATGCATTCCTAAAATATATTGATCATAGTTTTGACACTATGCCTGATCTTTCTGATCTTTCTATCGAACGCACCGAGTGTCCTAGATGCGGTGCGGTTTGGTTCAACGGGCAACTCTTTTGGGCAACCGGAGCGAAGGGTAAAGAAGAGGATTTAGCAGGTTTAGTTTGCAACATGGTTAATACGCCTCAGTGCATTAACCCTAAAAAAGGCGCGGAAGGCGGCGACACCTGGGAGAAGCGGCGTAAGTTTATGGAGACGATGGATAAAAAAATTAAAGACGGTGGGCAACCTGGTTGGGATGCGGGTTTATCTTTTGGGGACAGTTAGTTAATTCCAAAAAGTTTTTTGTAATCACGAAGATAGTCTTCGTCATCAGGAACATCTTGATCGGGATTCATCGAGTAAGCGTACTCGCGTAAATAATTTTCTACGTTCAATGCTTTTGCAGCTTCGACGAGCGGATCGATATCATCAAAACCTAAGTCACTAAGTACTTGACCACCGTGTTGAGCTATTGCAGGTATAGCGTCCAACCCACTTGTTAAGAGCGAAGCAGCTGCTCCTCCTCCTCCGATAATCACAGCATTTCTGACGTCTTGTTCCGTAGGCGGCTTACTAAATCCAGAATTAAACATATCTGGATAAAGATAAGCAACGACATTCGCTAAGTCTCCAAGAAAAGGCAGAGATTGTACAAATCTTTTTTTTAGACCAGGATTGCTACCGGCCATACGGACAACGTCGGCAGAATTTTGCATTGCTTTCTTCTTGTTTGTTCTATTTTAGTCGTTTTGAGATAAGCTACTGCTCGTATGGTGATTGCTATGTCCACTAAAATCTACGCACCCAGCGGTATCAAAGTCACTGTCCTTTCGATCCATGACGAAGGAGAGTATTTCATGGTCAGGTCAGATACTTCAGGCAAAGTGTTTTTTGCTCACAAGGACCAAGTTCAAGAGCTTGTAGAG